AACAGTCCTTCTCTCATTATTGAGTTGGCATCTTGTAGCCATTGTTCTCTTGTCATTTTATTTGTCATGGTCCTTTTAACTCCTTTTTTTGTGTGTGTTTTTGTTAAGTCCATGTACACAGAATGACAGCTCATATGAAGAATACAAGCATTTTTTTGATTATTTTTTAGGGTGATTGGTTGAAGATCTGATAAATCTTTCTAAGTTATTGATATATAAGGTAAAGCCCCTACTAAGTGATTATACTTAATAGGCTGTGTATAACTTTACAGAGGGCATATACCAGATAAAACTTTGCAAAGTTCCGCAAGATTATATTACCTTATAAGTTTTAGTTATATCTATATAACTTTATAAGAACCTTATCAAGTCTGTTAAGACTTGGCAGGATCTAGACTTTATAGAGTCTTTATAAATTGTGGATAACTTTGTTAAGTTTCTTGTGAAATTTTACAAGTCTTGAGGGGGTGGGCAGGGTGCCATGTGGGGTGGGGTGGTATATATATAGATGTTAAACATTTTAAGAAGAAAATGAACTATATACTAGATAAATGCGCTGTCTGACTTTGCGCACTTTACAAGGGTTTGTCAGGGCTTGAGATGTATGTATGTAACCCTGCCCTGACTTAATATATATTATACATACAAATATTGATTTTGTCAAGCACTATTTAAATTGTGAAATTTTACAAAGTATTTTTTTAAAAAAGACTTGACAAAGTTGTAAACTAGACTTATAATACAACAATATGGCAAATACATTCTTAAAAGAAACAAGCAAAACTAAAAATCTGACTGAGAAACAACAGAAGTTTTTAGATTGTTTAGTCGAAACAAAAGGCAACGCTAAAGAAGCTGCTGAACTAGCAGGTTATAGTGGTAATCACTACCAAGTGGTTAGGGCTTTAAAGAATGAAATATTAGATCTAACAACAGATATATTAGCAACAAGCGCACCTGAAGCTGCTGTACGTTTAGTTGATATCATGCGCACAGACAAACCCATACCTCAAATAACAAACAAACTACAAGCAGCGCAAACAATCCTAGATCGTGTAGGTGTAACCAAAACAGAGCGTATTGAAGTAGATCATAAAACAAATGGTGGTGTATTTATACTGCCAGCAAAGAAAGAACCCCCAGTCAATATAATAGAAGCAGAGGATATAGAATATGCAGAGTGATGATTATGAAATGTTTAGAAGATGGTGCAGGAACTTATACGATGAGAATTGTTTAGAACGACACCGAAGTGGCTTACCACCTTACGAGGATTTCGAAGATTATTATCACTTACATTTAAAATGGTTAGAAAAGAAATACAATGATAAAGAAGACAGACATCAACTTTAATCACTTAAAAGAAACCAACGAAGGTTACTTTGAACATATGGGAGTAGCTATGTGGTACGCTGTCCGTTTAGGTTGTTTGGCTCTACGTGTAGCTATACATGGTTTACTTCCTTTTATATGGTACAACGAAGTTGATCCTACACTTAGAAGATTTAATCAAGACAGACATGACAGAGCTTGTCTTAAAAGCAGATACTTGAACTAATATCATATGCCTCCTATTAAGTTCAGACCCACAGAAAAGAGTTACGACAGACGTACAGGCAAGACTGCTACAATACGTCACTACATGAAGGCAACACCAAAACAAGAATTGATAGATTATTTAAATAAAGAATCTTCGCCTAAAAAGAAAAAACACAAAGTATTAAAAGAACTACAACGTAGAGGAATTAAATTAACATGGCACACGAAACAAGAAGAGCAAGTTTAATTAAAAAACACGGATTAAAAGGAGTCAACAAACCAAAAAGAACTCCTAAACATCCTACTAAATCACATGTTGTTTTAGCACAAGAAGGACATAATTTAAAACTTATACGCTTTGGACAGCAAGGTGTAAGCGGTGCTGGCAAGAGTCCTAAGTCAAAAAGTGAAAAAGCAAGACGTAAAAGTTTCAAAGCTCGACACGCTAAGAACATTGCAAAAGGTAAAATGTCTGCAGCGTATTGGGCAGATAAAGTAAAATGGTAATAATAAGAGAGAAACAACATGCTAACAGTAGGTGATATATTTCCTGACTTTCATTTAGATGGAGTCAACGAAAATAATGAGATAATTAAATACAACGGTTTTGAAGAAAACTGGTCTGTGTTTTATTTTTATCCAAAAGATTTTACATTCATATGCCCAACAGAGATTGCTGAAATGGATCGGCTAGTCGATGAGGGTGTATTTGTAATGGGAATAAGCGGTGATAATGAGTTTTGCAAACTTAATTGGAAAGAAAATAATTCTCTTATTAACGGTATTAGACATCCATTGGCAGCCGATTGTGGTTTGTCTTTGTCTGATGATTTAGGCATTATTGCCTATCAAGAAGGTGTTTGCTTACGAGCAACTTTTATTGTAGATCCTGATCAAGTTATACAGCATGTATCAGTGAATGCTTTAGATACTGGTCGTAATGTAGATGAAATAATTAGAACATTAAAAGCCTTACAAGCCGGAGGACTAACAGGTTGTTCTTGGCAAGAAGGGCAGGAGTTTGTAGCGTAATGGCAACTAAAAAAGTAAAAGATAATTTCGACAGAACAATGAACTTTTGGAACATAGGATTAACCGATTGGTTTAAGACTAAGTTTCTTGGTTACGAAGAAGTTAAAGTACGTGCTAGAAATAAAAAAGGACATTTCGTTAAAGATGATCCCAAAACAAAAAAGAACGAAGCATATAAGACTGTAACAAGAAAACGAAAGAAAAAAAGTGTTTCTTCGTAATAAAAAAATAAAACCACAAAAGAGGCAAGGACCTGAAAAGATATTAGAACTTCCTCTTGGTTTAGCACTTAACAAACCTAAAAAAGAAAACAAATGGAAAGCTTACTTCAAAAACAAGTTGAGTTAAAAAGAAGAACAAGCTCTACTGTTCCGTTTGGATATAGGTTACATGACAAAGATCAAAGATACATGGAACCCATTGACAAAGAACTTGAAGCTTTAGAAGCTGTAGAGGGTATGATCGTAAAAGAAGAAATATCTCTTCGTGACGGCTGTGACTGGTTAGAAAACTACACAGGTCGTAGTATTACTCCTATGGGTTTAAAAAAAATAATAGACAGAAAGTATGGAACAAGACAAGAAAGATTGGGAATTATATCCTGAGAAATACCAGACCGAAGAAGACGGTGTTACGTTTAAGTTAAAAAAAGATGGAACACCGCGTAAAAAAGGAGGTAGACCAAAAGGAAGAAAATCTAATTACCATTATTCGACAGCAACAAAAGCAAAGATAAATGCCAGAAGATCTGTCAGTAAAAAGAAAAAGAAGATTAAACAACTTCAGAATCAGATTAAATCCCATAAGACTCACTTAAAAAAACAAACAGAAGTACTCAACAAACTTGATAAGAAAACAGACAATCAAGTTGTTCTTGATACAGACTTAGAATCCCTTAACCCAAGTACACAAGCACACATTCAACACAACCCCGAAGAAACGGTAGTCTTTCATCCAAACGAAGGACCACAGACAGAGTTCTTAGCAGCAGGTGAAAAAGATGTACTATACGGTGGAGCAGCAGGTGGAGGTAAATCATATGCAATGTTAGTAGATCCGTTGAGGTACGCACACAAGAAAGCTCACCGTGCTTTGATACTTCGTAGGTCTATGCCAGAACTGCGTGAGCTTATAGACAAGTCAAGAGAACTTTACCCCAAAGCATTTCCCGGATGTAAGTTTCGTGAAGTTGAAAAGTTATGGAACTTTCCAAGCGGAGCAAAAATAGAGTTTGGCTTTTTAGAAAAAGATGCAGATGTTTATCGCTATCAAGGACAAGCATACAGTTGGATAGGTTTTGATGAGATAACACATTTACCTACAGAGTTCGGTTGGAATTATTTAGCATCACGTTTAAGAACAACAGATCCTGAAATAGAAACGTATCTTAGGTGTACAGCAAACCCCGGTGGTGTTGGCGCACATTGGGTTAAAAACAGATACATAGAACCTGCGGAATCAAACAAAAGTTTTATTGGGCAAGATGGTTTAACAAGAAAGTTTATTCCTGCTAAGTTAGATGACAATCCTTATCTTGCTAACGATGGAAGATACGAACAAATGCTTAAAGCATTACCTCCTATACAACGTAGGCAACTCTTAGAAGGCAATTGGGATGTCGCTGAAGGCGCTGCATTTGTTGAGTTTGATCCAACAGTCCATGTTATTGAGCCTTTCTTTCTTCCTATTACGTGGGAAAGAGTAAAAGGTATTGACTATGGGTACTCTTCAGAGAGCTGTTGTTTATGGGGAGCCATAGACAGAAGTGACGGAACTTTAATAATTTATAGAGAATTATACAAAAAAAACTTGAC